CATTCGTATATGTTATCCAAAGCAGTCGCACTTAAAGCATCTTGCTCAGATACAGGGTCATCAATAATAGCCAAGTCCGCACCACGACCAGCCAAAGCACCTCCAACACCAACAGCGTAGTATTCGCCACCTTTGTTTGTACTCCAACGTCCGCTGGCCTTCGCATCAGCAGCCAAGCTAACTTCAGGAAATACATCCTTGAAGTCTTCGCTCTCAATAAGGTTTTTTATTTTACGACCAAAACCAACAGCAAGTTCTGCCGTGTGCGTTGCTTGAATAATTTTTAGGTCAGGTCTTCTGCCCATTAACCAAGTTGGAAACAAATAACTTGCAAACTCAGACTTTGTATGACGAGGTGGCATGTTAATAATTAATCTTTTTAACTTACCATCTGCAACGGCTTGTAGCTTTTCAGCGTAAATCTTGTGGTGTCTGCCTTCAATGAATTGAGGCCAAACGTGCTTTACAAAGCTCATATAGTCGTTCTGTTTTTGAGCACGTTTGTCTAGCGTAGTTAAACGCTCAAGCATTGGAGCAACCTTGGCTAACTCTTCGTCAGTTAGATACTCCGAAAAACTGCCAAGATTATCCATTACTTTTTATCTTTTTGCTTTTTCTTTGCAATGATGTGAGCCTGCGTAAAAGTCTTTCCAGATTCCATTGCGCTTCTCATGTCCTTCATATGCTTTGCAGTATGATGAACCTTGTGCTTTTTCATCGTCGCTTCTTGTCGTGCCGTTAGTTTTGCCATTTTATCTTCCCATTCCGCTAAAGAAACTATCAATATTAGGTGTTACTGATCCGCCATCTCGAAAAAATTTAGGCTTACGAATAGTTACGCCACCTGAAATTGGTTGAGAAACGGGCGGACGTGTTGGATTTGTAGTAGGCGGTCTTGGTGTACTTGGTGGACGTGGCCTAATAGTATTTGGTGGGCCATCTCCAGCTTCTGTATCATCAGTAAGTGATTCAATAGGCATACATGATTCAACTACACGATCATAATAAAAACCCGGTGGGCAAAAATTTATATCGTCTTGTAGCCCTTCGTCTACAACTTTTTCGACACCATCTATAGTGTTTTTATATCTATCGTACCCTCTTACAAGTTCACCATCCGAACCCATAACTCCTTCTAAAATAGGTTCAGCGCCTCTTTCCGTACCGCTAAGTTCTACAAGCCTATCAAAGTTTTTGTCACCAGATTCGGTTTTACTAATGTCATCGTTAGTTTCGCTTCCATAAAGAAATTGTCCACCAGTTTGACCGGGGTCTTGATAAGCAGAAAGGTATTTATCTGAAAAGTTTTTATTCATTTTATCAAAGTCAATAATACCGGATGTAGCGTTTTTAATAAGAAATGTAATAACGTTCTGCACACCTCTTCCAAACTTCTCTGCTCCCGTTAGTTCTTCATAAGGTTTCCAATCTGGATTAATGTCTTGACCAATTGGATTAGCTTTTTTGTAAGCTTCTATTTCAGCATCTGTAGCACCCCTAGTATTACGCTTACCACCAATAGTTTTAGAAATATTACCATCAATAGTTTCAGAAATAGATTCAGGGTCTCTCATAGATTTAATAATTGAATCTTGAAATTCTTTAGTCATTGGAATCTTGCCAGTGTTCTGATATACTTGAGCAAGTTGCGTCATCTCTGCTGGGTTAAGCTGTTGACCACGTTGTCCAAACAATACGGCCTGTTCCGCAGTAGTTAGTTCAGATGTTCTACCAGAATTAGCCTTTTCGTAAGCTGAAGCAAGAAGACTTTCACTGGTAAAACGTTCTGGATTAATATCATTCGGATTACCTTTGTTATTTTCGCTAATAAGGTCAATTTTACCGTTTTTGTTATTAATTTGATCTTGAGTTGGTATGGGGGTAATGCCTATTTGATTTGGAAATACGGACGAGCGTAATGGTACTGTTGGTGTAAATCCTTGATCAATATCAAATGAATCTTCTTGATTACCCAATGCTAAGTCTCTAATTACAGATGGAGATGTGTCGTAACCTTTATAGCGATTACTTTGATTAAAATCTATTGAAGCTAAAGTTTCATCTTGAAAAATTCCAAGTTCTTTAAACAATTGTTGATTTTCAGGCGTATTTAATGGATCAACGAGTGGATCAACACCACTAGGTGTAAGGGGTGATGACTGTAAAGGGCTAAACCCATCATCTGGCCTTTGTGTAGTAGAATTATCTAATATTGGTGGCGGTAAATCAAATGATATTTCTGGATCAACACCACTAGGTGTAAGTGCACCTAATAAATCTCTTTCCATGCTAATAATTGAAGGTGCAACTTCTCTAACTTCACCGGGCACTAGATCATTAATAGGATCATATTGAGGTGCAAGTTGTGAAGGAGAAGGTCCATCCATGCCAGAGAAAAAATTACGTTTTTCAAAATCACCTATAAATGGATCGCCCCCAGTAGGTGTAAGGATTGTATTTTCGCCCAATGCTAAGGGGTTAGTAGTTGTTGGGGATGTTGGTACATTACGAGATAACTCAGGATCAGGTCCAAAACTAAAACTTGACGGGCCTAAATACGAAGAAGACGCTTCGTTATTTCCTGTTGACAAACGCATTCTTGATTGATCTTCATTGTCTGGTGAGCGAACTTCACTTGACTGGCCTAAATATGAAGAGGACGCTTCGCTGTCTCCCGTTGGCAAACGCATTCTTGATTGATTTGCTCTTGCTTTTTCTGCATCTAACATTTCTTGTGACAGTAAATCTGAACCAAAGCCATCTCCAGCTCCCCTTGGGTCGTTTTCCATATTGTCCAAAGCGTATTGCATTATGCCTTTAGGTCTAACAGCAGGCCCATAAAATCTTTCCTGTTCTAACTCAGCGGGAAAATTAGCGGCGCCAGTGGCAAACTCTTCACCAGCTAATATATCATTTATTGGGTCTGGCTGGAAATAATTATCATCATAGAAGTTAGATGCTATAGAATCCATAGAACCTGCTTCTGGATATGTGCCTGATTCATTACCAGAATACCTAGCCGTATCAACAAATTCATTGTAATTAGAGTTATCAAGTTCACTGTTATAAGTTACAGGCGGAGTAGGTTTGTAAATATCTTGACCAAAAACATCAAAAGGTCCAGCGTCTAAGCCACCACCAATAGGATCATTGAAAGGAGCCATAAATGATTCAGGCGCAATGTCATTCGCTGGTGGACGTGGCCTAATAGCATTGCCAGTTCCAAGCTGATAAGCATCTGTCTGTAAAATATTTATAGGATCATAAACACCGCCACCAATATCAGTTGCTTGACCTATTAAAGCCTCACTCTGCGTATTCTGATTATCACCCTCTCGCATAAACGGATTTCCACTCGCAGTCGTACTGTAATCAACTATCGAATAATCATCCGTCATATTCGTCGCGCCTAAATCAGCAAGCTGCGCATTTAACTCAGCATATGAAGGCGTGTAATCATCTGAACGCTCTTGCGCATCTCGTTGGGCATTTGCTTCATCTCTTAATTGAGCCGCTCGTGCTTGTCCCGCACTCGTTGCCGCGCCATCTCCAGCACCCGGCATTCCGTAGCTACTTCCTCTACCGCCGCCGCCACCTCCATCGCCGCCACCGCCAGTAGATTCACCGAAACAAATTTGAGGTTTTAAAAATGAAAACATTATGTGGTTCATGCTTTAGCCGCCTTTATTTGGATACACGCCAGTGCGTGGGCCACGATGTGACCAAACTTTTTTTACTTCAGGAAACTTAACTTTAAAAAATTGTTTAAGTTCCCTACAAAATCTTACTACATCAGAAATGCCATTAGGCGCAATCATATCAACAAAAACTAATTTGTCACCCATTTCTCGCTCAAAAATGTCAGGGCCGCAATAGTTTCCTGTTTTAAACTCTTCATCCATCATCCATGCCCAAGTAACAAAGCCAGCAATTAAACCATTCTCACGGTGCCAAACTTTGTACTGACCACTCTCAATAGCAGGAGCTAAACGCCAATTTATAGTTTGTGATGGAAATTCAGAATAGGGAGAAATAGTTGTCCACAAATTTACGCAATCTACATAATCAGACTGATGAGTCATCAGTAACGGCCTATTCCATTAAATAAAGGAACAACACCGCCATTCATCATAGGAACAGGATTGCTACCAACAGAAGCATCATTGCCAACCATACGACCAATAGGCGCTATAGGTGGTTGCATAGGTGGCTGCATTTGAGCCTGACGTTGCTGAGACTGTAAAAAATTATTTTTTCTAGTACCTAAAGCGTTCTTGAATTTAAGACGACCAGAAGCACTGCCGCCAAAACCGTTTATCTGTGTAGATAAAGCATTCGGTTGCGCAGGAGAACCCATCGGTGGTGGAGGCATGTTGGGATTAGCCATTGGCGGTCCACCCATAGCGTTATTTGGAGGAGTACCCATTCCCGGAGGTGGGCCGCCCATAAAAGGATTATTGTTAGGTTGACCCATAGGCTGACCACTTGGAGGTTGACCACCCATTGGCGGCTGACCACCCATTGGCATAACTGCTACCATATCAATATCTCCAAAAGTTTTTTAAACAATAGCAACAAATTAATATTTAATCAACAACCTCAAGCAAACCATTCTTCATCATACTATCAGCAAACGCTTCACGGCTATGAAAATAATAATTCTTACCATTCCACTCACACATCTCCATCGCAGAACGGTGCATAAACGAATGCTCATTATCGCCACTTTTCCTGCGCTCCTGCATCACAGGAACAACCTCAGAAGGAGTCTGCGCAAAGAATTTAAATTCATCACCATATTTAAGATTGTACTCAGGCATTAACTGGCTCTTTGTGCGAGATTAAATCATCAATGAAATCATCAGGAGTTCTAAAAAGATTACTCACACTCATTAAAATAACCCCACCATTGCACTTTTCATTCCAAACGCCACTTAAAGAACGCCTAAAGTCATCTTCAGAACGATTAAAAAACGCTTCCTTGTAACGAGCAAAGAAATCTTTATCTAACTTTAATCCCGCAGCATCATAAGCCGCTACAAATGCAGGAAGAATCTTATTCATATCAACCCAGTTCTTTTCAGCCAAATGACGAAACCAATCATCTTCAGTCAATCTATCAAAGCTAATGTGATAATTCCCATTAAGGCTTAGGTGTTTAGTCTTAGTATCAATTTCCCACTTCATAATATTCTCCTTTTCCATTTCATGTGATAGCGTATGGGAAGATAAGGGAGGCGTCAATGGGTTTTTTTGAAAAAAATTTTTAAGGGGGCCTATGGTACCCATAGTAGGTGAAAAGTTTTTTTGGGGTAACTGTTTGAGTAAAACACTGTGTAAGTCTCAGCCTGATAGACCGATACTAAAAAAAGGGGGTCATAGGGCAAATAAGCCCGATTTACGAACATTTGTTCGGGTTGCGTAGGGTACCTTAGAAACGCAAGAAGCCCACACTAGGTGGGCCTCGTTAGTACATTGTGGGATTGTTTTGCCTATCTATCTAGGCTTTGAATTCTACCCATCCAGAATTCATAGTCGCTATCGTCTAAGCTTGCCCATATTGACGGATTTCCTATTCTAGTATCTGGCAACAACGCCGCGCCGCCTGTGATTGTTTCTTGCCATTCGCGCCGTACTTCATAGCGGGTCATGTCGGTTCCATCGCCATACGTTGCGCCTTGCGCTTGCATCGTGTGCGTTGTCACATTTGCGTCACCTACTCGCGTTCTTATTTCAGATACAGCGGCACGAACGCGACTTTCTGAACATCCTGTGGCGTCCATTATATCACGCGTTGTCGCACCACCTTGAACTGATCGCATCATGGTATATTGAACGCCTACCCTTGCACCACGTCTGAAGGGTTGATCTGGCGTTGTGTGGTCAATTGTTCGCGTTCCTGTATTTGTAATTCTGTTAGTTTGGCTGTGATCTATTAAATTCATAATAAATCTAACCCATTGTGTGACCTTTACAGCGTCCAAGGTTCCAGCCGCTTGTCTGAATTCAATTGTGCCGTGCGTTGTCCAAGGCATTAGATTAATAGTGGAAAACTTTCCATGTGTTGCGCGGCGTAATTCGTCAATAGTATTTGCCGCTTCAATTACTGATAGCGATAAAGCTTGTGCCATAGACATATTACGCCGCGATATTGGCAACATTGAATTAATACCATTGTGATTGGATTGCATGCGAGTATATCGCCACATAATATCTTTAACTAAAACGGCGTCCATTGGCTCGCATAAATCGCCGTTATAATAATTACCAGTGCTTTCAAAATGATTAATACTTTTTGCCGTCCATTCGTCGGGATCAATACCAGCTTGCAAGGGCGCGTTTGAAACGTGGACGTGAAAGCCACAATTTACGATAATAGTAGCGCCCATATCCTCTAATGCTTCGCAAGCCTTTTGAATTTGGTTAATTGCCTCTAATCCGTATGCCATAGGACAAGAAACACATTCTCCAGTTACGCCGTGACTTTGATCAAGTACGAATTTAAAACCTTTTATTCCACGTTGTATAAAACCTCTTGCCGCTACGCTTGCGGTTAAGTTAGCAAATTCTAATTCACTTCCAAATGGATAAATCATTGTTTTTGTTACCTTTTTACTAGAATGGTTAGGCAAAACGCCCTTCCTTAAAAATACATTATCCCATATTATCCCATATAACAAGGGATAATACGAGCAATTGTAAAGTTTATTTTAAAACCACGGGAAAGCATAACAAAGATATAGTTTAAATAAGTTGAACAATTATTCGGTTTATTAAAAAACCACGGGTTTTGATAATACCGCTATAGGTAAAATAAATAAAATCAGTTTGATTTTTTAATTATAAGGAACGCGCATATGTGTGTATGTGTATATGTGTATGTATATATATGTATATGTGTATGTATATATAACCCCGAACCCCGAACCCCGAACCCCGATCCCGAAGACCCGAACCCGAAAGCCCGACCCCGAAGGGTCAGGTTAGATTTTAACAGATTAATTCTTTTATATCGTGATACTGTTGGCCGTCTTTTGCGCTATATTGTGAGAAGTAAGTGCCTGACTTTTTAAAAGGGTATTCTGACACCCGCCACTTATTATCATATTGTTTATTTAAAAAAACGTTCATAGCGTTTGAGCTGTTAAAGCATTTAACAGTATATCTATTGTTAAGAGTTTGCGGGCTTGTAATTACTGAATATTTCATGCCGCTTCCTCCTGCTCTAATACTTCCATTGCGTGTTCGAGTGCTTCCTGTTCGCTGTCGATCCCGTAACAAGTAAAGCAATGGTAATCGACCCACTGCCCTCCAATAGGTGTCTGAAGGTTAAAATTGCTTGTTCCGTTCCATTCAATCCGAAGATACTCGCCGTTGTGCTCTAATTCCCAATATTTCATTTTGTTTTCTCCTGACAGATTATTTCATATTTACCATTATGATATTCGCCTTTTGCCCATTCAAATAAATAGCCTTCAAGTTCTTTTATATTATCACTTTCAATATCAGTTCTATCTAAAAATAAATGATAAGCTTTATCTTGGGTAAGCTTTGGATTATTCTCTAATATATGCAAATGGTTTTCAATATAGTCACCCTCATTAGGTTTTTCTTGTCCTTCAGTTAGGTAAACAAAACCGCTTACTTTTTCTGTTTCATAATAATCTTTCATATTATCAACATAGACTTTTCTGAATATCTTTGAATCATATTTCATTCTGTTTTCTCCTGTTTGCTAGACCTTAAACATAAGAAATATTATGTAAGGTGTCAACAAGAAAAATAAAAAAAGATTCGGCTGCGGTCCTGCCGGGCTAACCCGAACAATTGTTTGGGTTGTTGCTGCTCACGCGCTGCGTGCTGCGCTGCCAAAAATTTTCAGGATTTGCTGCGTGCTGCCGCTGCGCTGCTGAGGGTGCTGCTGAGGGTCCGGGTGTAACCCGAACAATTGTGCGAGTTGTGCTGCTTGCTGCGGCTGCGTTTTCTGATTCTAACTTTCTGCTGCTGAGGGCAGCGATACGACCCGGGGATGAAAGTTGCAGCAGGACCTCTCCCGGTCCCGAATCTCGAACAATTATTCTGGTTATCTTACCCGGCTGCGAATCCCGATCCTAACCCGGTGGCTGCCCGGAAAAAACTACTGGCTGCAATAACACTGCTATAGGTAACCCGAACAATTCTTCGGTTTGTTTTCCCCGGCAGCGAATCTAAATCCCGACCCCGGCAGCTTGGCAGGTGCTGCTGTTACAACTGGTGCAACCCGAACAATTTGTCGGGTTACGGTCCAGACAAAGTGATGGCAGCCCGAATCTTTCATTTTTCATTGAGGGATTTTAAAGGCTGCTGAGTGCAACCCGAACATGTTTGCTAACCCGAACCCGAATAAGTTTGTAAAGCTGCTAGGCGATGTGTTTCTGGGAGTCTAAGACCCCGTAAGCCTGCCCGCGCATAGCGCAGAGCTTATTCGACAAGGCTTTCGCTATCGTAAGTTATGTCGATTTGTTCGGGTTCTATGGGATTTTCTTCAGGTGTTACATCAATCATTCGATCTTTAGCACGATTCATAAATTCCTGTAGCTGTTGAACGATTTGATCACGGGTTAGGGCATCAACGTTTTCGTGTGTTACGTGGCTACGGGCTACCATAAGACCTGTTACCTTGAGGCGGAGTTCTTCGGCTTTAATAGCCGCCCCGAAGTTTCCTGCTTCCCACGCTTCATCTCTAAGCCTTTGCATATCCCGAACAGATTTGGTCACTGAGACCCCATACTTGCTTTCGAGTTCCTGTCTCATTTCTTCCATGCGTTCTTTTACGACTGGGTTATTGAGAAGCTGGACGGCTCTAACGTTTGGGGATTTATATCCTGCTGATCTGGCGGCTCCTGTCTGAGTCATATCTTTATGTATATAATTATCTAAAAACTTTTGTTGTTGCGGCTGCAACCTACGTCCGCCTTTTTCAATCTGTTCTCCAACCTTTGGCATTTAGAAACCTTTTAGCTTACATCACCTCTAAAACATAACCCGAACAACAAAAGATAACAAGCCCATAATAAACCAATACTTCCCATACTTGAACAATTTTTCTAAGATTATTAATTACATCAAGGGGGGGACTGTATATACCCCCCTATAAGGGGGTTGACGTAGTTGACGTAAAATAACCTATTGATATTAAACGATTTTCTACGTCAAAACGCAAAGTTGACGTAGTTGACGTAAACAACCTAAACCATTGAAAACAAATACAATTCTACATCAACGTCAACTACATCAACTTTTGACGTGAAATAAGTTGACGTAGAATATCGTTTAAAATCAATACATAACTTTTCTTATCTTTTTGCTTGACTGTACTAATCAGTATAGGTATACATGGGACAATTCTAGCAAACGGAGAAATAAAATGCAGACGATTACAGCAGGCAAAGTTCACCACACAGTTTATAAGCCACGTTACGAGGCTTACATTTTAGATGCGGTGACAGACGACAACGGCGACGAATTACCAACTAGAGAAGCCAAGATTGAGCGACTTTTTTCTAGGTTTTACGAAGAGCAAGGCCACATGGTTGCAAGGGTTGGCAAGCAGAAAGCGGTTGCTGAATGGCTTCAAGGTCTACCTCTCAACATCGACTATTATTATGACGACATTGTACGCCTTGCAGTACGCTTTGGTTCTATCGACGAAAACCCAAGCGATAAATTATATGATAAAGTTTGTGAAAACTATTGGTCATTCATGGCAAATATTATTGTTGGCATTAAAGCACCAAAGAAAGAAGGTTCATAATGGAACTAGGTGCAAAAAACTGTCTTAGGCTTTTGTTTCTTGATTGGGTGAATAACTTTATTAGCATTTCGGCTTTTGCTGCTGAGCATGGATTAACAGAAGATGATGCTGAAATGTTAATTAGCATGGGACGCAGATACCACGAAGAAAGCGTTTCTTTAATTG